GCTACGGCTACGGCTACGGCGACGGCTACGGCGACGGCGACGGCGACGGCTACGGCGACGGCGACGGCGACGGCTACGGCTACGGCTACGGCGACGGCTACGGCGACGGCGACGGCTACGGCTACGGCGACGGCGACGGCGACGGCGACGGCTACGGCTACGGCTACAGCGACGGCGACGGCGACGGCTACGGCTACGGCGACGGCGACGGCTACGGCTACGGCTACGGCGACGGCTACGGCGACGGCGACGGCGACGGCTACGGCTACGAAGTCTAGGAACCGCCCCCTCGATGCTCCGGCTCCTCGCTCGACAGATCGACCGCGACGGTGGCGAAGGGCTCCGCCCAGCGCCGCGCGCGTGTGAGACCTCGAGCGAGGAGCCTGGAGCCGAGTCGCGGAACGCGACGAGTGGCCGTATCCTCGGCGGCGATGAGCCCCTCACTGCCGGCGAGGAGGACCTCGCGCGCTGGCTCCTCGAGGAGGCGTTGAAGCGATGGCAGCGGGCACACCCTCGCTGAGCGCCGCGCGCGTCGCCGTCTACGCCCGCTACTCGAGCGACCGGCAGAGCGAGACGTCCATCGAGGACCAGGTCGAGCGGTGCCGGCGCTTCGTTGCCGACCGGGGCGGCCGCGTCGACGAGCTGCTCGTCTTCGCCGACCACGCCGTCTCGGGCGCCTCGCTCGAGCGCCCGGGCATCGAGGCCCTCCTCCGCGCCGTCGCCGAGCGCCGCGTCGACGTCGTCGTCACCGAGGACCTCTCGCGCGTCTCGAGGCGCCAGGCCGACGCGCATGCGCTCCTCGACCGCCTGAGCTACGCCGGCGTCGCGCTCCTCGGGGTCGCCGACGCGATCGACACCTCGCAGCGGAGCTCACGCCTGCTCTTCAGCGTCCGCTCGATGCTCGCCGACGCCTACCTCGAGGACCTCCGCGACAAGACGCTCCGCGGCCTCGAGGCGCGAGCTCGCGCAGGCCTCGCCACGGGCGGCCTGCCCTACGGATACCGCTCACGGCCGCGTCCGGGCGCCGGGCACGAGATCGAGATCGACCCCGAGCGCGCCGACGTCGTCCGGTGGATCTTCGCGTCCTACGTCGCCGGCAAGTCCCAGGCGGCGATCGCGTCCGAGCTCAACCGCGAGGCCATCCCACCGCCCCGAGCCCACAGCACCCGTCGACAGCCCGGGTGGGTCGCCTCGGCGGTGCGCGCGATCCTCCGCAACGAGCGGTACGCCGGCGTCTGGAGCTTCGGCCGCCGCCGGTGGGTGAAGGTCCCGGGGACGAACACCCGGCGGCCCCAAGCGCGCGCCGAGGGCGAGCTCGTTAGGCTCGAGCGCCCCGAGCTGGCGCTCGTCGACGCCGAGACCTGGCGCGCGGCCGCGGGGCGCTTCGGCGCCGGCGTCAGGCCCGGCGCGGCCGCTGCAGCCCGCCGGCGTCGCGGCTACCTCCTCTCCGGGCTGCTCCGGTGCGACGCGTGCGGATCGCTCCTCGTGATCTCGGGCGGAGGGGAGGGCCGGCGCTACTACGTCTGCAGCGGGGCAAAGTCCCGCGGCACGTGTGCCGAGCGCGGAGCGATCCGCGAGCAGCTCGTCCGGGAGGGCGTGCTCGCCGAGCTGGTCGACCGCTTCTTCTCGCCGGCGAGGGTCGACCGCATGCGCGAGCTCGTCGCCGGCGTCCTCGGTGCGGCCGCGCGTGCGTCGACGGCCGACCGGGAGCAGCTCGCTGCGCGCCTCGCCCGCACCCAGGACCGGATCCGGACGCTCGTGCTCATGCAGGCGGACGGGGACCGCTCCGAGCACGTGGCCCAGCTCCGCCGGGACCTCGAGGCGCAGGCGCGGTCGGACGCCGCGGCGATCGCGACGTCGGCCGAACGGGACCGGGCAGTCCGCCTACCGTCGCCGGCGGAGCTGCTCGCGACCGCACAGGACCTCGCCGCGGCCTTCGCCGGCGCCGACGTCGACGTGGGCCGCGAGCGCCTCCGGAGGGCGTTCCGGGACGGCGCCCTGCGCGTTGCCCGGGTGGAAGGGGGCGTCGAGCTCCGGGGGATGGTGCGGCCCCTGACGCTGCTCTTCGAGACGTCGACGCCGCCCGCCGGGGTGAGCCAGCGGGCGGCGTTAGACGTTGCGGGTTGCGGGGGCGTGCAACCCGCGTCGTCTCACGTCGAGGTGCCGTTCCTCGTCCGGCTGGCCGCATAGTAGACTTTGCCAATGGACACCGCCGAGCTCTACCGCCCGATCCTGTCGTGCACCGAGGACGCCATCCGCAAGCTCGGGGGGCCGGTCGCCACGGGCGGCCTGGTCGCCTCCATCGAGCACGAGTGGGGTCGGAAGACGCTCTTCGGGGCGGACGGGGAGCCACTCCTCGTGGTCCGCTTCGAGTTGCTCGTCGAGGGCGACGTCGACACGAAGCTCACCGCCCGCACCCGGGCCTGGCAGGAGCTCCCGGGCGCGCCCGGCGAGCACGCTGCCGACTGCATGTGCGACGCCCACCCGGCTCCGCACAGCCACGCCTGACGGAACGACGAAACCCCGGCCACCGCCTCGAGGGCGATGACCGGGGGCTCGTCTTGCGCGCGGATCGCCGCGCCGGGTGCGTCAGGTGAAGCGGCCGTCCTGGAGGAAGCCGTGGTAGGTGCCGGTGTCGATCGAGCCACCGCCGGCGGCGCAGGTCCGGCCCGGCCCGCTCTTGCTCACGGTGATTCGGGGCGGCGTGCCGGTGCGGAGCCAGCAGCGGTGCTCGTGGTCGTTCGGGAGCGTGCAGTTCTTCGCCGGACCGTCGATGGCCCAATGGCGGCCGTCGGGGCAGACCACCTGCAGGGACCGCCCGTCGTGGCCCTTCCAGAAGCGGCCCATCCACCACGCGTCCCACATCGCGCCCGGCGGCGCGTCGTCGAGCGTGATCAGCTCGCGCGTGTCCGTGCGGCGGTAGAGGAGCAGCGAGAAGACCTGTCGGACGTCGCCGGCGGCGAAGCGATGGCCGCACGCGCAGGTCTTCGGCCACCGGCGATGGCGCGAGTACTTCTCGCGCGGCGTCTGGTGGTAGCCCTCCGCGTCGAGCCGGGCGCGGCGATCACCGATGAGGGCGCGTGCCTCGTGAATGCGACCCTTCGCGGCCGAGCACCGCGAGTCGGAGACGTACCTCCGGAGCCAGACGCGCTCGAGCTTGGTCGGCTCGAGCCAGAAGCACGTGATCACGTCTCGGCGAAGCGGCGGAGCTCGGCGTAGTGCGCGGCCGCCGTGCGCCACTCCACCTGCTGCAGGCGCGAGGTCCACACATCGCCGTCGACGCCGGCGGGGAAGCTCTCGAGGTAGGCGCGCTGGCGCTGCAGCGTCTTCGGGATCGCGACGTCCTGGCCGGCCGACCCCTTGATCAGCTTGTACGTGCCGACGCCCGCGCGCGTGCTCCGGAACCCCTTCGCCCGCCACCGCTGGATCCACAGCGCCGCGAAGGACAGCGACGTCGGCGAGCCGAGGGATTGGTCGTCCTTCCGATCGTAGACCTGGACCGAGCAGTCCCGGTCCGCCGCCGCGAACGTCTCGATCGGGAAGCTCGGGTACGACGTGCAGACGATCGCGATCCCGGGGTGCTCCTGCTGCACCAGGCGGAGGGCGGCGCTGCCTTGCTGGCGGCGCTTGCGATGGAAGATCGTCTTCTGGTAGCCGGGCTCCCAGTCGGGGTGGAGCTCGTCGGCGCCGAGCTCCTGCCACTCGGCGACGGCGAGGCGCAGGGCCCGCTCACCGCGGCCCTCCTCGTGCACCTGGTCGCCGTCCTCGTCGGCGAAGGGCGCCGGCATCGGGAAGCCGGGCGAGACGCCGAGCTTGAGGCCGGCCTTGTGGATGTCGCCCGTGTGCCGCATCCACGGGCCGTTCGAGTACTCGCCGATCACGCCGTAGAAGCCGTGGTCGACGAGGAAGTGAAGATACCCCTGCCAGTCGTGCGGCCGCTCGCGGAGGTAGAGCCGCAGCTTGCGGGTCACGATGTCACCCCGAGCGCGCGTAGCACCTTCGTCACGAGCGGTGCCGCGACGTCGGCGACCTCGAGCGCCTTCTCGACGGCGCCCGTCGAGTGCGCCTTCGTGGTCCGCTCGATGGTCACGCGGATCATGGCTCCGCACTTGCCGCACCGGGTGCGGATCACCTGCTTCGTCTTCGGCATGGGCTACTCCTGCGGGGGGGGTCCAGTCGGAGGCGGCGCCGGCGGGTTGCCCGACGTCCGGCGATCGCGCGCGCCGTGCTTCTCCGCGGCATCCTCGATGCCGATCAGGATCGCGAGGCCGCTGAAGATCGCGATGACGGTGTCGAGGAAGTGCGACGAGTCGATCTTCCCGAGCGCGACGAAGACGGTCGCGACGAGGACGCAGACCATCGCGAGCACGAACTTCCGCGACTTCGCGAGGGCGAGAATGGTGTCCTTCATGGGGTGTTCTCCTGTGCAAACCGGTCGAGCCGCCTCCCCGCCGCGGAGATCCAAGCCGGAGTGCGAGGAGGAGGTACGGCGAGGAAGCGGCTCGAGCGGTCAGCGGCGGCGGGCTTCGATCCGATCGAGGCGGCGCTCGAGCTCGGCCTGGTGGGCGCCCTCGACCTCTCGCATCGAGCGGAGCTGCTCGCTCAGCGTCGAGACGTCGCGCTCCAGGGCCTGCAGCGTCTTGGCGGTGCCCGGGTGCCCCTCGAGCTGCTCGTGGCGCTCGAGGCGCCGGTCGGTCTCCTCGGTCTCGACCGCACGGCGGTGCGCCCAGAAGATCGCGGCCACGGCCATGGCGAGAAATACGCCGAGAAACCACTTCACGGCCGGCAGGCCGCGCGTCCAGCCCTCGATGTTGCCGATGCGCGTGCCCTGCGCCTCCTGCTCGGCCTTCACGGTCTGCAGCTCGGCGGCCGTCGACGAGGTGCAGTCGCGCACCTCGTGCAGCTCGCGCATGAGGGCGCCAAGCTCGTAGTCCTTGTCGCCCGGAAGCGGCAGGGGTCGCGGCACGCCGAGGGGGTTCGATGGCTTGCTCATGTCGCTGTCTCCGCGTCGTCGTCGAAGAAGCCAGCGATGCGCCGACGGAACTGCACGGCCGCCCCTCCTTCCGACGAAGGCCATTGCGCCTTGATCGCAGTCGCTACGGCGCCGTTGTCGGCGCGGAGCAACGGGAGCGAGCGCCACGTGCGCACCGAGCCGGCCGACTCGATCTGATCGAGCATCGCGCGCGGTCCGACGAGGACCCAGAGGCCGCGAGTAGGGTCCCCCGAGTCGCGGACCACGAGGCACGCGTGCGCGAAGACGTCCGGGCGCGCGTCGCGGCCGAGAGGCCACAGCGTCACCCATCCGTTTGCGGCGATCTCCCAATCCCATCCCCCGGGAACGTTGGGCCGCAGGCCGGCGCCGGTGTCGGTGAGGCCGCGCACCGCGAGGAGAGCGTCACGCGGCATAGATCTCCCCCATCCGCCCGAAGAGCTCCCCGGCTCCTGCGTTTCGCCCGCCGACGCGCAGCGAGCTCGCAGCGATCGACCATGGCGTTCCGACGACGGTGCCGTCGCCGGTGGTCGCGCCAACGATGGAGATCGACCCCGCGATCGGATCGCACGTTACCCGCATGACTTGGTGCGCGGAGAAGGTCAGGACGTTGGACGTGACCATCGTCACGCCACCTACGGCCACTCGGACCACGGCTCCGGCGGAGGACATGAACCGCACCTCGTTGTTCGCGTCCCGCGAGATCAGGACGCGCGTCGCAACGAGCGTGCTCCCCCAGTAGGGTGCGACGAGAAACGTGAAGGCCCCGGCGTTGAGCGCGGCGTAGATCGCCGTGGCGTTTCCAGCCGACCAGGTGAGCGAGTCGGCCGGGCGGGTCGCCTCGATGTCTCCCGTCGTCTCGATGTACGAGTCGGCGTAGAGCTCGACGCTGCTCGTCCCGACCATCTCCCCCATGGCGCCCCACGCCACGACGCCGCCGGCCGTCGCGCCCGCGTCGTTGAGGATCGTGAAGATCGGCTGCACGGCGCCGGCGCCGACGCTGGCGGTCGTGACAACGAAGCGCTGCCAGGCGTTGGTGACCGTGATGGCCTGGTCGGTGGTCGACAGGTCCTTGCCGACGATGCGCAGACGAAGGGCCTTCGTTCCGCCCTCGGTGCGCAGCCAGACGGAGCAGACCGCGCGATTGTTGTCCGCCGCGGTCCCGTTGAAGGTGTAGGAGATCGCGTCGGTCGCGCTCGCCGTGTACGTCAGGCGATCGGCTTCGGTCGTTCCATCAGGCGCCACGGTCGCGACGTTGGCCGTGACGGTGACACCGACCTTCACCCAGGCCGCGTTGGAGAACTGCTCGCTCCGGCCCACCGAGTTGGTGCGGGCGCCCTCGAACAGGGGCATCGGCCCGGTGTCGGCCGGGTCGTCCAGCGTTCGGAGCACGTTGTTGCCGACGCTCGCCTGCGTCGCCGAGGTCGGGAAGTACCAGCCGGCTGAGGCGCGGGTGAACGTGCCCGTCGCGAACTCGACGATCGGAGCAGCCATCCCCGGCGGGCCTCCGCTGCCGATCGGGCCGCGAAGCGGACGGCGCTGGCCGCCGTAGCCCGCGCCGCGGCGGCCGCTCGCCTCGAGGCGCTCGAGCTCGCGGACCGCGCCCATGCCGGAGGCGAGCATCAGCCGCTCGTGCCCGCCCAGTAGATCGTGGCGACGGCGCCGTTGCCGTAGAAGCGGCCGAAGCTCCGCGAGCCGTCGCGCGGGATGTAGAACTCCTCGCCGTCGCGGATCGGGAGATCGTTCGTGGTGGCGGCGCCGACCGCGCTCGTCCCGAAGCGGCCGTGCACGAGCTGCGTCTCGGGCTCGAGCTTGATGGTGACGAGCTGGCCCTCGAAGGCGCTGAAGTCGACTGCGGCGCTGCTCGAGCCGCTCGGGACGCTGATGGGCGTCTGGCCGGGACCGGGGGGCCGGCGCTCGGCGGCCTGCTTGACGATCGGCATGGATGATCTCCTGTTCAGGGCGGCGAGGCCGTCCGTTGCTCCTCTGCGTGCCGCCCGGGCCCGGTGCTACGTTCCGGACCATGGCGAAGGTGATGACGGCGATCGCGGCGGCGGCGTTGCTGGTGGGGTGCGGTGGCGATCGCGGCGGCGAGCCGCGCGATGCCGGGCCGACCGTGTTCGCGGTTGAAGACAGCGATGCCTCGGTGACGCTCTGCGAGCAGTGCATCGGCCGATGCGCCGGGCCCGGCTCCGAGCCGTTCTGCGAGCCGTTGCCGAGCTACCCGGACGCCGATTGCAGCGTCTGTCGGCCGACCTGTTTCGAGGCCCGTCGCCCTGGCACGGCGCGCCTCCTCGGAGCGCCGTTTTGCGGCATGGATGGACCGGACGACTGTCCGGGGGTGTCGGGCCTGCGTTGCGTCGAGGACTACCCCTAGCCCGCGTACACGCTGCAGCCAGTGATCGAGATCGTTCCCGCGCCGGCGGTCCGCTTCACCTTGAAGGTCATGTCGTCCCACCGAGGCGAGCCGCCGCCCTCCCGGCCATCGGTGGAGGCGAGATCGTCCGCGTCGACGCTGAAGGTCGCCGGCGCGCCGAGCCACGCGTAGCTCGTGCCGCTGATCACGATGGTGGCGAGGACGACGCCGGCGCCGCCGCGCGTGGTCTCGACGGTGATCTGTCCCGTCGTCGTTCCGTCGCTGCACTTCGCGCGCACCTTCCAGCTCGCCGTCGACGTCACGACGAGGAGGCCGGTCGCCGGGTCGCGATAGACCGGCCTGCCGAGGATGGGCACGCCGAGCTCGAAGAGCGCGACGTCCGTCGTCGACGTCGTCGTGAACGCATCCGCGTCCGCGACGGCCCACTGGAAGTAGGAGTTGCGACGCGCCTCGGTGGAGGCCTGCTGCACCGCCGTGCCGACCGCGACGATGCTCTCGCCCGTTGCGCCCTTGATGATCGGCTGCCGTGGGGCGATCGTGGCGAGGTTCACCCCACCGTCCGAGCCGGTCGGATCGAGCGTGGCCCTCGGGATCTCGACGCACCGGATCGATTCGACGAGGCATTGGTAGTCTACGGCGTCGACGTCCAGGCTGATCTCGCCGGGCGTGCTCGATTGGGCGGCGCGAACCTGGAAGAGGCGGGTGCGCTGCATCCTTTCGCGCACCGACTCCGCATGGGCCTCGGCGTAGCCGCCCGCTCCAGTCGGCGCGTGGAGGCGGACGCGGCTCGTGCGGCCGCTGCCGTCGGTCGAGCGCGCCCAGACGTCCCAGCAGAGGTTCACCGCCTGGAAGCGCGGCTTGACGTAGTAGCGTGGCGCGCTCGTCCCGGCGGCGGCGATCGTCGTGAAGGGGCAGTACGCCGGGACGAGCGCGCCACCCAGGCCGAGCAGGCTGTTCGCGCCGGCGGCCGCGTCGAGCCACGTCTCGGCGCGCACGGCGCGGCCGATGAGCACCCCGCCGGCGGCGGGGAAGGTGGCGTTGCCTCGAACCGCGGCCGTCATCCGCCGTACTCCGCGACGTAGACCCCGGTGAGGCGCGGCATCGAGAGCACGTTGCTCGTCTTGCCCCAGACCTGCAGGTGCGCGAGCGCCCAGCGGATCTCGTGGAACTCGGATGAGGCGGTGTCCGCCGCAACCGACTCGCCGCGCACCATCTCGGGCACCGACGAGACCGAGAGCGCGATCAGCGTCGAGCTCGCCCCTCCGACCACGTTTGTCGTGGTGATCCACGTCGACGCCATCGACGTTGTCGAGCCCTCGAGGCCGGAGCTGCTCGCAGCGACGTCGCCGGCGAGGACCTCCGCGGCACCGACGACGGCGCGGAAGGTGACGCTGTTGCCCTGCGAGCTCTTGCCGGCAAGGCGCACCCGAAGCGCGTACGGCGTGCCGTCCTCGCGCAGGCGCAGCGGAAACGGCCCGAAGCTCGCGATGTACTGGAAGGCCGAGGTCGAGGCCGTCGCCGGCTCGAGGTACTGGCTCGAGGTCCTCGTCACCCACTCGACGCAGACCTGGCCGTGCACGTCGAAGAGGTGCCGGACGTCGTTGACCATGTCGCGGGCGAGGCCCGTGTCGAAGGGCTCCTCCTGCGCGACGTAGTCGGCCGCGTTGAAGCGCGTGTAGTAGCCGTACTCGCTGTGCGCCGTCACGGGCCAAACGTCCTCGCCGGCGCGCCCGCGATCGCACCGTCATGACCGCCCGTGTCGCCGATGAAGCAGTAGGCGGTCTGGTTGGCGTTCACGGTCGAGCCCGTCCCGTACATGAGGTCCCAGATCTCGTGCGCGCCGATCGACCAGGCCGAGCTGAGCGTCACGCGGATGGTGCCCGGCAGCGTCACCGAGACGACGGTCCCCGTCCGCACGCCGGGCGCCTCGGAATCCTTCTGCAGCACGCGGATGGAGTCGCCGGCGACGAAGTAGTTCGGCGACGTCGTCACGCCGTCGGGCCCGAAGTAGAGGCCCGTGTTGATCGTGAGGTCGTACGTCGTCCCGCTGACGAGCGCCCTCGAGGTGATCCGCGCCGTCGGGGTGTACCCGGCGAGGTTCTGCCCGTGGATCATCACCACGAGCTCGCCGGCGGGATGCCAGGGCCGGAAGCTCTTGCCGACGACGAGCCCGAGCTTCGCAACGATCCCCCGCACGCCGCGGACGTCGTCGGGGATCTGGTCGGACGTGAGCAGCACCGAGTCGCCGAGGCCCACGTCGAAGTGGGTGAGCGGCACCGGCACCGCGATCATCGCGTAGGGCGCACCGAAGACGCCGAGGAAGACCTGGGCGAGCCGCCGCGCGTCGTCGGCAGGAAGGTAGTCACTCTCCCCGGTGTAGACGGGCCCGGCCGCGAAGTAGCTCCGCGGCGCGATCTCGAGGCGCTGCCAGATCTTCTGGCGCGCGAACGCGGTGAGGTCCGGGATGTCGATCGAGCTCCGGTGCTCCTCGGCGATCGGGTCCCACCCCAGGCGGAAGAGCACGCGGTTGATCGACCCGCGCGGGTTGCGCTTCCAGCCGGGGAAGCCTTCGGACGAGAGCTGCGAGCCCGCGTCGATCGTCTTGACGCTCGTCTCGGTCGGCGCAAGGAGGCGGAGCTTCTTCGGGTTGAGGTGTCCCGTGGCGTCGACGACGAGGAAGGCACCCCGGAGCCGGAGCTCGTGCTGCAGGACCTCGGCGAGCTTCGCCGAGCCGAAGGTGACGTAGCGGCGATGGTTCGCCCACACGTAGCCCTCGTCGGCGTCGAGCTCGACGTGCCAGTCGCCGACGTCGTCGGTGCTGACGTCCGGGACGGCACCGAGGTTGCCGAGCTCGGGCCCCTGCACGGCCAGGGCGTCGATGAAGTCGGCGACCCCGCCGACCGCGTACTGCCGGCCGACGCGCACCTTCGGCAGCTCGCCGGCGCTCCAGGCGATGTCCTCCGAGCTCGGGTGCAGCTCCACCCATCGCAGCGCCGCGTCCGAGTCGGTGACGCTGTACGTCTTGGTCAGGTCGGGCCACTCGACCTGCACCGCCGTCACCCCGGCGTCGACGGCGATCCGGCCGCCGAGGTAGAGGCGCGTCGCGGGCGCCGTCGCGCGTGCGCTCGAGTCCTGGTGGCGCGGGTGCCGAGGACCGTTGCCGAAGTAGGCCCGCGGCGCCGGCGCACCGATGTAGTCGAGGTCGTAGCTCGTGCTCGCGACGAGCGTTCGGATCTCCACCCCCGTGCTCTGGTCGAGGAGGTGGCACGTCGCATCGCCGTCGACGGGCGAGTAGATCACCACGCTGAGGTAGCGGACGGTCGCCGCGTCCGTGGTCGCGACGAGGCCCCAGCTCGAGCCGTCTCCGCGCGCCACGGCCCGGAGCTTCGTGTTGCAGGTCGCGTTGACCTGCGCGTCGAGGATGGTGTTGAGCGCGAGGAGGAAGTCGCCGTTCGTCTCAGTGAAGCCCGTGTAGTAGAAGACCTTGCGGAGCGTCGCGCTCCCGCTCGACTCGATGCCGGCCGCCGTGTGCTCGGTGACGAGGAAGAGGATCGGCGCCGACCACGGGTAGTAGACGCCTCGCGGCGCCACGGCCTCGCGCACGTCACCGCCGAGCTCGCCGTCGAGGATCCGGGTGATCGCCGCGGCCGCGATCTCCCACGTCGTGTCGTCCTCGGTGAGGACGGGCTCGGCGTCGACGACGCCGTAGAAGACCTGGTGGCCTGCGTTGGCGGCGGCGTCGGTGACGACGTCCGCGTCGTCGTAGGCGTAGAGGCGAAAGCGCCGGCCGAGGAGCGAGATCGGCCGGTTGGTGACCTCGACGTACGGCTGGTCGAGCCCGTCGGGCGCGTAGTGCTTCTGCGGGACGGTGTTCCAGTAGCCGCGGGTGAGGCTGGCGAGCGTGGTGTCGTCGGGGACGTCGCCGACGAGGATCGCCTCGGTGCCGACGTGGACGACGTCGCCGGCGACGATGCCTGCGGTGCTCATCACCTGCATCGAGCTCGCGCCGCTCGAGAGTTCGGCGGTGAGGTACGTCGTGACGTCGGGGAGGTAGCCGAAGGCCTTCGTCGCGTAGAGGTCCTCGTCCTCGACCACCTTGAGCGCGTCGACCTTCGCGTCGAGGTTGCCGCTCGGCAGGTCGACCTTGAGGCTGAACCCGACCGAGCTCGCGAGGAGGCCCACGACACGGCGGCGCCCGTCGGCGGTGGCCATCGCCATGTCGCTGTCGGTGACGAACTCGTACGGGCAGCCGGCGATCTGGAGCCGGAGCCCGACGGCGGCGTCGCCCGTCGCGCGTGCCTGGTTGTAGGCCATCTACTGCCTCACGAGGAGCCGGGTGAGAAGGCGAATCGTCCAGTAGTTGAGGACGTCGGGCTCGGTCGGCTCGCGCGTGGCGCGGTTGAAGCCCTCGCCTTCTTTTCGGAGGCGGTGCACGGTCTTCTCCGAGGCCGTGTTGTCGAAGACGCCGAAGCGCTCGCGGTGGAGGCGGTGGTGCTCGAAGAACTTCTGCCACGTCCAGGGCACGGCCCCGGTCGCGTACTGGTCGAGCACGAGCTCCTTGGGCTGCAGCTCGAGCGCGAAGTCGAGATACTTCGGCGCCGTCCGGCGCGTCGTCCCGTAGGCGGTGCCATCGTCGGCCTCGGCCTCCTCGGTGACGATGGGCGAGTAGTCGAGCTCGATGAGCGTCTTGGCGGCGATCGGCGAGTTGCCGTTGACGTCGGGTTTCCCGCCCGAGCTGAGCATGTAGTAGGGGTAGATGTCGCTCGTGTACGAGCTCGCGCCGCTCTGGTCGCCGGTGAAGCCGAGGATCTGCCGAGCGCGGACGCCGGCGGCGCCCCTCGACGAGAACGTGAGGGCGAAGTTCGCGACGGTGTCGCGCGAGATGGTGTACTTGCCGGCGTTCGAGCCGCTCGTGTTGAAGGTGACCGTGTACGTCGACGTGTCGGGGCTCGCATCGAGCGCGGCCTTCAGCGCCGTCGGGTGCGCGCTCACTCCTGCCGTGAAGACGTCCTTGTGGACGTGCTTGCCCGTCGTGAAGCTGATGAGCCAGGGCCCGCCCGCGCCGGAGCTGAGGTCGATCTCGTAGGACCCGACGCGGGCGTAGTCCCAGACCGACTCGACGTGGAAGAAGGCCATCAGTCGTCGAGCCTCGCCTCGTGGCCGCCGAAGCGGCGTGCCTCGCGAATGTGGCCGAGCATCCAGAGGCCCATCGCGCGCGGGTTGTCGACGGGCGCGTTCACGATCAGCGTGAGGTTGGTGGCCCCTCCCCCGCTGTCCGCCCGCATGCGCGCGGGCTCGAAGTCGCGATCGCGGCCGAGGCTCGGCCCGCCTCCACGGCGGCCGCCGCCCCCGATCGCGCCCGTGGCGAGCCCGACGCCCCCGGCGACGCCGGCGACGCTGCCCCAGAGCGCGGCCGCGGTGAAGAAGCCGACGGCCGCCTGGGGCTGGTAGGAGGCGAGCGCCATGAAGCCCCGCGCGGTGTTGACGAGGGCCTGCACCACCGACTCGGCGACGAGGGCTTGAACGACCCCCTTCGCCATGTCGCCGGCGGCCTTGATGAAGCTCTTGCTGCCGGAGAGCCACGCCTCGACGTTCGAGCGGAGCGCGTCGGTCGCCGCGTCGCCGAGGTAGTCGAGGATCTCCTGCCCGGTCGCCTTGGCGCTCTGCGCCATGAGGCGGCCCGTGGAGACCTGCCGTTCGCCCGCGGCCGCGGCGGCTTCGTTCGCCCGCTCGAAGGCCTCGACTACGGCGCCGACGCCTTCCTTCCAGGAGTCGGCGAACACCTGCGCGGCGTCACGCGAGGCCTCGACGAACTTCCGCTCGTTCTCCTCGGCCTGCTCGACCGTGCGCTGCCAGTCGCTGAACGCGCCGGCCTGGTCGGAGATCCAGGCCTGGAGGTCGCTCTCGCCGCCGCCTCCCATCCCGCGCTCGAGCGCCGCGGCGTTGCGCGCGCGGGCCTCGGCGACCAGATCCGCGATCGGGTCGTACCCACGCGCGCCCGTCGACGTCGTCCGGCGCCCTCCACCCCCACCGCGGCCGCCCGAGCGGTTCTCGCGTGCGAGACGGGCCGCGGCCTGCTCGGGCGTCTCGTCGACCGTGGCGCCGGTGGCGCCCGCGCGGGATCGCGCCGTCTGCAGCCGCTCCTCGGCTCCGGCGAGCTGCGCCTCGAGGAAGGCGATCCGGTTCTGGGCGGCACCGCTCAGCAGCGGATCGTCCGAGGCGCCCGACTGGGCCCGGGCCGCGTCGAGCTGCGCGCGGAGCTGCTCGACGGCGGCGCGCTGCTCGACCACCGAACCCTGGGCGCTCCGGATCCGGGCGTGCTGGGCCGCGGCCTCGAGCCCGCCGCGGATCGCCTGGATGTACTGGTTGAGCGTCGGCAGCGCCTCGCGCACCGCCTCGGCGTGCCGGCGCACGGACGTCGTCGCGCGATCGGTCTCGCTCCGCGTGTCCGAGACGGCCGAAGAGAGCAGTCCGAAGGCCGTCGTCGCGATCCCGATCGCGATGCCCCACGGGCCGAACATCGAGGACATCGCCCCGATCGAGCCCGTGGCCTGGCCGAGGATGGAGACGAGCCGGCCGGCGCCCTGGTTGAAGCGACCGACGCCGGCGCCGACCAGACCGAGCGTCGAGCCGAGGCCGCCGAGCTTCTGGGCCGCGGCGACGGCGCCCTCGCCGAAGCGACGTTGCGTCGCGTCGGCGTCGCGGACCGAGCGGTTGACCTTCTCGAAGGCCGCGGCGACGCGCTCGTCGCCGGTCGACTTCAGCTCCCACTCGACGGGCGTCGTCATCGGCGTAGCCTCCGGACCGCGGCCGCGCCGGCGTCGGCGGTCTCGTCACGGGCGCGCTGTCGGCTGCGGGCGCCCTCGCGCGCGTGGTGGAGGGCGCGTGTGTAGAGGAGCAGGCCCTCGACGAGGTGGTGAGGGGTCGCGGCGGCGATCGCGGCGGCGGGGGGGCCGTCGCCGGCGAGGGCGTGGAGCTCGAGCACGTCAGCGACCACGGGGTCGACGAGCGCGCGCCAGGGGCAAGTGTCGGCGAGCTCGGGCTCGCCCGCTTCCTTGCTGAGCCGCCGCCGCCACCCGAAGACCTTCGCCCAGGCGCCGCCGGCGAGCGGGTGAGCGGGCAGCGGGCAGCCCACCGCCCGGTGGCTCACCCGGTCGCAGTCGCAGCGCCAGGCGAGGCGGAAGAGCTTGCGGACGCCGGCGTCGGCGGTTCCTTGCGCTCGTCGCTGGATCGGTCCGCCGGGGGCGTCGTGACCGCAGGGAGGAAGCTCCCCGCCCTTCTCTCCAGCGCGGACTGCGACGACGGCGGCAGCGGAAAGAAGAGCCCGCTGCCGTGCCGTAAAAAAGCGTAGCCGTACGCGGCCGCCCCGACGTCGTAGATGTCATCGGGGTGGAAGTACTCGAGGTGCTCGGGCGGGATCGCGTGCGTCTGCCTCCCGGCCGCCATCACCACGGGCGTCTCGTAGATGGGCAGAAACTGCCCCTCGCGCGTGACGAGGTCCTCGACGCGGATGACGCCGACCTCGAAGGCGCGGATGTGCCGGAGCTGCTCGCTCCCCGCCTCCTCGACGTAGCCGGTGAGCACCGCATTCGGGATCCGGCGGATCACGAACGTCGCCGGCTTCACGCCCGGGATCGTCACGAGGTACTCGGGCTTGCGCTCGAGCTGGTACTTCGTGATGCGCGAGCGGTCGAGGTCGATCGCCGGATCGAAGACGCTGTGGACGCGGAGCTCCTTGGTGGACTGCATCGTGGTCACCCGAAGTCGATGCGACCCGCCGCGCGGCGGATCTCGGTGGACTGGTCGGTCGCGTCGGTGTCGAGCCGGGAGTGCGCGACCACCTTCTGGGAGAGATCGTCGTCCTGGTTGACGGGCTGCACGTCTTCGATCTGCGCCGCGGGGAGCGTGATGCCAACGAGGCTGCCGGGCGCGTAGCCGCCCTGGACGGTGAAGCAATAGTCCGTGCGGGCGTCGCGGGCGCTGAACCAGCCGATGTCTTCGAACATCGTCACGAACTCGATCGCGTAGAGCGGCACCGCGCGCTTGCGGCGGAAGCGGTAGATCCCCTCGAGCCCGGCGTAGCTCTTGACCGGCGTGTACTGGAAGTTCGGGGTGATCGTGCAGCTCTGCACGTGCACGCGGTTGAAGGTGCGCGTGCCGGTCGCCTGCGCGATGAAGTCGCCCTTGCCGAAGACGGGCGCGTAGTTCTGGTAGGTCGCGGCGGCGAGCGAGCCCGAGCCGAGGTTCGACCACGTCGAGCCGACGAGGTTGAACGTGATCGTCCAGAGATCGTCGATGCCGAGGGAGATGGTGAAGCCGCCGATCATGCCGCGGAGCAGCCAGCGGAAGTCGTTCTCGGCGCCCTCCACGACGAACTGGAGCGTCGTGTCCGGGTTCTCCGCGGGGTAGATCGTCGTCGCGTTGTAGATGGTGTTGCCGACCTGGGGCGTGGCCGAGAACGCCACCTTGTCGGTGAGCGTGTCGGTCGAGACGGTCGCGAGCTCGCGGAGCTCGGCGAGGCCCGTGGTGGGGTTGCTCCAGACGATGCCCTGCCCGGCCGTGAAGCGGCTCCCCTGGCCGCCGGTGACGACGTGCTGGGACGCGCTCGTCGCGGTCGCGACCGCGCTCCCCATGTTGCCGCCGCGCAGGCCTCCGCAGATGGCCTTGAGCATCCGGAGGAGCGCCGAGGCCGTGTCGGTGATCGACGCGGTGGCGGCGTTCGCGGCGACGCCCGTCGCGTGCAGCTCCATCGAGAACTGGAGCGAGGCGGCCTTCATGCCGAGGACGTCCTGTGCCTTGCCGTCGAGGTACTGCTGCAGCGGCTTGGGCGGGAGCATGTTCTGCGTCAGCGTGAGCTGAGCGCTCCCCTCCGACAGCGGGACGTCGAGGAAGGACGCCGCGCCAGCGCCGGCCGCCCAGATGTCCACGCCGAAGGAGCCTGCGGGCTCGGTGGCCACGCGCACGCGGCCGAGCTGGTAGCTCTCGATGCTCATCTCGCCTCAACTGGTGGCCATCGTGACGAGCACGCGGCCGGTGAGCAGGATCTCGGTCTCGAAGAGTCCGGCGCCTTCTTTCGCGCCGCCCGTGCCGAACTCCTCGCGGAGGACGGCGTACGCATCGAAGCGGAGGCGCCCCGACACGAGGCCCGTGGGCGTCCCGCCGCTCGTCTGGAGGAGCACGTTGCCCCATCCGAGCGCCTGGCGGATGACGTCGGCGTCCTGCTCCGCGAGCGCCCGGATCTCGTCGCGCTTGTCGTCGTTGAGCGCCGGGTGCTTGAGCGCGTAGCCGCAGACGAGGCGGACCTCGATGTCGTAGAGCGCCACGTTGCCGGGCTCGGCCGGCGAACTCCGCCCGCGCGGGATGCGGCGCACCTGCACGTCGTAGCGCGGCCGCGTGAGCGCCCGGAGGCGCTTGGCGTGGTCCTCGAGGCGCTCGTACCACTCGCCGCCGAAGCGGCCCGCGGTGACCTGCCTCGGTGGCGTCGCGATGGTTCCGGCGAGCCGCTCGCGCACGGCCTTGCGGATCGCGACGAAGTTGGCGAGCGCCATGGGTCACCTCGAGCGCGCGGGGTCGCCCGTGGCGACGTAGTTCTCGATGTAGCCGCGGATGCGACGGAAGGCCTCGGCGGCCGGCCCGCGATCGATGAGCTGCCAGCGTCCGCCGACGAGCTCCACGGGAAAGACGGCCCGGATGGCGATGAAGCGCGTGCCGGCCTGGTGGAAGATCGCGTAGGCGACGTTGGTGCCGAAGCGGATCGACCGCGGACCGCCGACGACGCTCACCGAGCGCCGGTAGCGGGCCGTGTCGACGAGCGGGGTGCTCGAGCCCTTGCGACGCTTCGCGATCGTCGCGGGCTTGAGGGCCGCGAACGGCGTGCCGTCCGGGGCGCGCGAGAGCGCGAAGCAGTCGTCGATCAGCGTCGCCAGCTCGGCTGCCCCGAGACGCGTCGCCGGCGAGTGGTCACGGACGCGGCGAGCCATCGCGCGGAGCTCGGCGTCGGCCTGGGTGAGCCCGCGGACGGTGAGCTGCGCCGTCACGTGCTGTCGAGTGCGCGTCGCGAGAAGATCTGCGGCGCGACCTCGTCGCTCTCGACGCTCGGATCGCTCTCGGTGAAGTCGACGCCACCGACCGCCGTGGGCGCGGACGGCTGCATGTCCGGCATCGGCAGATCGCCGTCCTGGATCTGCTTGCGGAGCTTCACTGCGCTCGAGTACTCGTCGGGGACCTCGAGCTGCTTGCGGCCGTAGGCGAGCGCGATGAACTCGCCGAAGGCGGCGAGCCGGACGAGGGCGAAGGACTTGGGGTTGGCGGCGAGCGTGGGCTCGCCGTACCCGGCGTTCAGCAGCGCGGACGTGACGAGCGCGTCCGCCGCGGCCGTGTGGGCCGAGAGGAACACGTCGCCGCTGTCATCGCCGTAGAGCGCCTCCTGCACCTCGTCCGAGATCATCGCCTCGATGAACGCCTCGTCGAGAAAGGCCACGGCTCAGGCCGCCGCGGTCTGCCGCCGGCGGGGCTCCTCGCCGAGCTCCTCGAGCTCCTCGAAGGGCGGCAGATCGCGATCGAGGGTGAGCTCGCGGAAGCACGCCTCGACCGAGAACGGGCAATGCCGCTCGGTCAGGTGCGGCGCCTTCTCGAGGAACATCTCGAGCTTCTTCTGGTAGCGCTGCTGGGCCGCCTCGATGAGGCGCTTGTCCTCGTCGGTCTGGGCGAGCTTCTTCATCTCGGCCACCTGCGAGCGGTAGACCTCGATGACGTTCTCGCCCTTCTCGACCGTGTAGCCGGCGACCACCTGGCGCTCGGTGCGGCTCACGATGCGGAGGCGCACGCGCGCCTCGTTGCGGGGGACGTCCCTCCGGACGCCGTCGACGACGATGAAGGCCATGGCTTGGATCTCCTTGTTGCGGTCTCGAGCTCGAACGCGATCAGAGGATGCCGGCGTACGTCGCCTGCCACGCGCCGGCGACGCCCGTGGCGTCCGACTCCACCGAGTACTGGTAGATGTCGTTGTTGAAGCGCTGATCGTCCTCCATCCGGTCCTTCCGGACCGCCTGGGGATCGCGCCCGACGTAGAGCAGGATCGGCGGCGCGCCGGTGATCTTGCCGAAGAGGTACCAGTAGTCGTCGTAGGTGCCGCGCAGGCGCCGGTTCAGGACGTACCGCACCTTGCCCTGCCAGACGTTGTAACGGGTCGTCGCGGCGACGTTCGTGCCCGCCGCGTCGCCCGGCTGGCGGAAGTTGTTGCCCGCGTCGACGCCGACCGGCTTGGCGTCGGCCTCGATGATCTCCATCGCGATGGGCCAGAGCTTCGGGCCCGTCATGAGGGTGATCGCCTCCATGTCGAAGGGCTCGCCCTGCTCGTCGGCGAGGAGCTGGAAGTTCACCATCGCCGTCTCGAACGTCGAGAACGAGAGCGCGCTCGTCGTCGTGTTCGACTGCGTGGCGCCGCTCGGGCCGTGCGGGTGCGAGCTCGAATAGAGCCCGACGCCGTCGTAGCCGGTCGGGTTCGCGACGAGCGTGTCGGTCGCGATGGTGTCGTACCAGCGGCCGACGTCGGCGAGCGCGGCGTTGATGCGCCGGTTGACGAGGCCGGTCTGGTCGTACTCCACGTCCATGCGATCGAACTCCCACGACTTCTCGTACTTCTCGAGCGTCGCGACGAACTCGTAGGGCCGCATGACCTGGAACTCCTTCGGGCCGACCCACTTCCGGAGCTTGGGCATGGCGCCGAGGAAGTCGACCTGGATCTTCTTCGACTTCGCGGGCACGCGCTCGGTGAACTCGGTCCAGAAGCCGGGCGCGCCGTTCTCGAAGATGTCCTGGAGCCGCTGCTCGAAGGTGACCGAGGCGGCGTCGAGCTTGTCCTGATCGGTGACGGGCATGTCTGTGTCTCCTGCCGTTGAAGTTCAGCGCTCGTCGATCAGACGAAGCGGCGGATGGCGATCCACGCCTGGTTGCTGCCGAGGTACTCGACGATCTCGCCGACGAGGACGTCGTTCGTGGTGGTGGCGGCGTTCGAGATCGTGTCCGAGTCGGAGATCGTCCCGTTCGCGCCGATGTCCGCGGCGGTGACGCTCGCGGTGGTGAAGAGCTCCTCGTGGCCGAAGTAGACCTCGACGGTGAGCGCACCGTCGGCGAGGCCCGTGCCGTCGTACTTCCTCTTCGCGACCCCGACGAACTTGCGGCTCGCGGTGTCGCCGCCCGGGTAGGCGAAGCCGCTCGTGTCGACCATCACGAGCGAGCCGGCGTAGATCACCTGGCCGCCCTTGATGGGGTACTTCGCCATCAGGCGCGTCCGGGTGTTGCGCGTCTTGCGCGCGGTGTTCGCGGAAAGAGCAGCCATGAGAAATGTCTCCCTTCAGTCCGCGATCAGCTCGCGGCCTTCTTCGTGCGCGTGCGGAAGCGCTCGAGGAACTTCGTCTCGTTCGTGCCGCCGCTCGCCTTGTAGGTGGTGAGCGCGTGCGCCTCGGCCTCGCTCAGATCGAGGCGCGTCGTCGGCTGCTTGCCGGGCGCCGGCGGCGGAGCGATCTCCTTCGTCGGGACGACGGGCCGCCGCGCGGCGAGCATCCGGTCGAACCGCTCGGGGTCCGTCTGCGAGAGCCAGACGAAGTCGTCCTTCTCCGCGTCGAGGATGCGGCCGTCCTTGAGCGCCGCGCCGATGCGCTCGTCGACGCCCTTCTTCGCGCCGTCCGTGCCCTTCGCCTCGAGCTCCTCGACGCGGGCGGTCAGGCGCGCGACCTCGCCGTCGGCGAGCTTCAGCGTGCGGCTCAGCGCGATCGCGTCGTCGGGCTTGCTGGAGGCGCCCGTGGGCGAGCCGGCTGCCGCCCCGAGACCCTTGATCGCGTCGAGGCGCTCGCGCACCCAGGCGACCGTCGCCGCCGGGTCGGTGCCGAGGGAGTCCATGAGCAGGCCGAGCAGCTCGTCACCGGCGGCCGCGCGCGCGGGGTCGGCGCCGGCCGCGCCCGGAGCGGCAGCCGCGGCGGGCGTCTTCGTCGACGCGGCCGACGTCGCGGGCTTCTCCTCGGCCTTGGGGGCCGGCTTGTCCGCGGCGGGCGCCGGCGGGGGCGCGTCGCCGGCGGGCTTGTCGCCGCCCGCGGGCTTCTTGCCGCTCTGCGCCTCGGCGAGCTGGATGATCGCCTGCAGCGCCTTGACGATCGCGTCACCGGCCGCCTTGTCCTCGAGGCCGAGGGCCTTCTTGATCTGCTCGAGCTGCTTCTCGGGGTCCATGGATCCTCCACGCGCGCTGAGCGCGATCGGCTGCTGACCGTCGATGAACGGGACGTTGGTGAGGGCGATCGAGTGGATGGCCGGCCCGATCGGCTCGCCCGTCTTCGGGTCCTTCGCGTTCCACACGAAGACGGCCGAGCAGAACCGGTACTCGCCGGCCTTCACCTGCGACGCCGCCTTGGCGGTGAACTCGACGAGCGCCCAGAGCCGATCCGCGCGGCGCTCGAGCTTGTGCACCCACCCGGCCGCCGGCGCCTCCTGCTGCAGGAGCGAGCTGTGCTCGTAGTCGAGCGGGGTCGGGTTGGCCTTGCGCTCGAAGTTCGTGACCATCGCGTCGAACTTCGCGGCCGTGAGCTCGAAGGGCCCGCTCGGGTGCCCGAGCCACTCACCGGTGGGCGCGACGTCGACCCACGCGATCGGCGCGTCGGCGTTGACGAGGGGAAAGAGCGCGCGGAGGAACACGGCGCCGCCGTCGCGCGCGAGCGCGATCACGTCGAAGCGGTGCATCGTGCCTCCTCAGAGCTCGCGCTCGACGAGCGCGGTGGGCGGCGCGGCGAAGCCCTCGTCGGGCTCGACGTCGACGCGGCGGCGGAGCTGCTCCTGGTCGAGATCCTCGGCCGAGAGCGACACGATTGCGCACCGGCATTGGAAGCCGTTCGGCGGCGCGACGCGGTGCCAGGCCTCATCGTCGGCGCGCCACTGCTTGCCCTCGAGCTCGGCGTGGTCGGGGCGCACCCGGCTGTCGCGCGCGGTGCGGTACTCGACGTACGGCCGCGCCGCGATCACGTCGGGGTGGGTGAGCTGGCGGAAGCGGCCGGCGCCGTAGGCCTGCTGCACGTTCGTCCGGAACACGTTCTCGAGGTAGCCCTGCGAGAGCGGCGAGGTCGCCTCGTCCTCGACGCCGGCGGCGAACTCCTCGAACGTCGAGCCCTGCTCGAGCGCCCGCACGAGCTCGTCGTAGGCGCGCTCGCGAAGCGTCTCAGTGAGGAGGCGCGTCGCCGTGAAGGCGCGCGTCCGGTAGAGGTCGGAGAGCGCGTAGAACTCGTCGGCCGAGAGGATCCGCCGCTCGCGGAAGAGCCGGATGGCCTCCTCGAAGGGCATGTCGAGGAAGCTCGGGGTGCGCCGCGCCGCGAGCGCGGTGACGTCGGCCTCGACGCCGCGCACCATGAGCTGCCCGGCCATGTCGGCGCGGAGCATCGGCTCGAAGACGCGGGTCGCGATCGACTCGTCGCGCTCGTGCCGCGCCGCCCAGGCCGCGAGCGCCGCCTTCGCCGCGGCCTTCCCGTCGGCGCCGCGGATCGCCGCGGCGAGGCCGGTGCGAACCGGAGCGAGGTCCGCTACAGCGGAAAGCGCCGCGCGCGTGGAGAGGATGCCGGGCCGGCCGATCGAGAGGTGGACGCGGCCGCGGCCGGCGTCGTCGAGCGAGTGGTAGTCGGCGAAGTCGGCAGACGTGGCCGCGAGCTCCCCGGCGACGTCGGCGGAAAAGGGGCCGCCGCGGGCTCGCCCCCACCGAGCTCTTGCGAGAACGCCGGCGGTGCGGGTGCGGCCGCCGCGATGAAGTCGTCGCCGCCCTCCTCGGGAGTGAGCGCGGGCAGGTTGAGGCTCGCGCGCACCTCGTTCTGGCGGACCTTCACGCGGCCGTCGAGGTGGTGGGGCTGGAGCTGCGCGGGGGCGCCGGCGGCCTCGCGCGGCCGGAAGCACGGGAGCGCCGGCCAGCGGCCACCAAAGAGGTGCAGGTTGAAACCGATGACCGCCCGCACGAAGTAGCGGTCGAGCGTCTCGCAGAGGTCCTCGACGTCGGCCTGCGTGCGCGGGTCGATGGTGACGTCAGCCTGCGACTGCGAGCTCGCGTACGTGCCGGTGCCCGTGTGCTCGACGTTGTCGACGCTGCCGAGCACGGCCTTGCTCTCCTCGGCGTTGAACGCCTCGATGAGCGGCATGTACGCCTTGCCGTCGCCGAGCACCGCCTCGAGGAGCTGGATCTCGGTGCCCTCCTCGATGATGCCCGCCTGGCCGGCGGAGAGATTCTGGAGCGCCTTGCGGAGCGTGGTCCGCACCTCGGCGGTCGCGTTCTGCACCACCTTGCCGATGGGTAGGGGGTGGCCCCAAGCCTCGGCGGCGTTGACGGCGAACTTCCGGATCCACTGCTTGAAGAGCCACGTCCAGGCGCACTGGCGGAGCACGCCGTTGTGGGCGGGGTTCGTCGAGCGGAGCTGGGGCAGGTGGACGATGAACTTCTGCGGGTCGAGCGCCTCGCCCGTGGGGCCGTGCTCGCCGCCGTCGTAGAGCCGCACCTCCCACTTGTCGCCGAAGCGGAAGCGGCGGCCCGCGCGCCAGCGCACCTCGGAGACGCGCCAGCCGGGGAGGGCCTCGACGCGGTCGAACATCATCTCGCCGACCGAGAGGCCGGTGAAGACGGCGTCGCAGATGTTGCGGAGCACGCGCGTGCGGTTCGGCAGGACCTCCCAGTTGGCGCGGACGAGATCGGCGGCCGGCTCGGCGTAGCTCTGCGCGACCGGATCCGGAGACGTCCCGGCGACGAGCTCGAGGTCGACGCCGGCGGCGCGCTGCAGGCGCGTCTCGCGCACGGACGCGAGGTGCGCGTCGGTGTCGATCATCCAGTCGCAGAGATCGAACCACTCCTGCAGGTAGCCGAGCTCGACGTTGCGGAGGATGGCGGCGAGGCGCTCGGGCGTGATGCCGCCGAACTGCGTCGCGGCGGCGAAGCGGTCGCGCCGGGTCGGCTGAGCGAGCTCGACGAGGCGCGGCGTGCGCTCGCCGGCGAGCTCGGGCATCTCGATCGCAGGCGCGGCCATGGGCTACCTCAGCGGAGGTGGATCTCCGGCGGCGGGCCCTTCGAGGCCGGCGCGCTCGGACGCAGGACCTCGCCCTTGCCGGGCTGCTCGGCGGGACGCGTCTCGATGAACACGCCGCCGCGCTCGTCGGGGCGCACGTCGACGAGGCGGCCGCGCGAGGCCTGGAGCTCGTGCGCGTCGAAGTGCAGGCGCCCTTCGCGCATCGCCGCGGTGGCGAGCAGGTGCGCCAGCATGGCCTGCTTCTGCTCGAGCGCGCGGAGGACCTCCTCGGCCTCGCGCAGATCCTTGAACCTCGCCATGTGACCTCCGGTTGCGGGCCAGGGATTCGAACCCCGCGCGGCCCGGGTATGAACCGGGAGCGCCGCCAGGGACCCGCACACCAGGATTGCCCGCCTGGTCGGGGGTGCGCGCTACTTGCCGCGGTCGCGACGGTCGGCGAGCTGGAGCTGGTGCACGAGCTCGTCCTTCGTCATCGACTTCTTCACGTGGCCATCGTCGACGAGGCCGCGCTTCTCGGCGAGGGCGCGCAGCTCCGCCTTCGTCGAGCCGGCATAGCTCGCGGGAGCCTCGCCCGTCTCGACCTCGCCGGCGGCCGCGGCGCGCTCGGTCTCGGCGTCCTCGTCGGTGACGAAGGGCTCGACGCCCTCGTCCTCGAGCGCCTTGCGGTACTTCGCCGGGACGCTCGTGCCGCGCGCCGTGTGCGCCTCGTTCAGGTAGTGCGCCCAGGCGCGCCGCTTCTGAACGTGCGACGCGCTCTGGGCGTTCTCGCCCTCGAACTCGACGTCCTCCATCGCCGCGTTCGCGGCCTCGAGCGCGTCGTGCTCGGCCTGCGCGACGTAGTTGCCGTCGTTGTTGCGGAAGAGCGCGAGCCGCTCGTCGTTGGGCATGAACGTCGCGATGTCCCCCATGCCGATGTAGATCTTCGCCATCGTGGTCCTCTCCTCGGTCAGTGCTTCCGTAGGCCCCCAGTGATCGAATCGCCCAGCGTCTCGACGCTCGGATGGGCGTTGACGTGGTGCACGGCCAGGGCGAGCGCGTCGGCACGGTCGGGCGACCGCTTCAGCTCGCGCTTGAGGTCGTCCTTCGAGCAGACCGCGAGTCGGTTGCGTGCGTCGGTACGATACGTCGCGGCGAGGAGCTCGGCGTCGCGATCGCGGTCTTCGGGGAGCGCGCCGTCCTCGAGCCAGCCGGCCACGCCGAACCAGAGCTGCGAGCGGAGGTTGACGTAGTCCTCCTCATTCGTCGCCTTCATGCCGACATTGATGTCCACGACGTAGACGAGCTGCTGGGCCCGCTTGTCGCGGCGCAGGAAGTCCACCACCGAGGCGCCGACGCCGATTCCGTCGACCTTGACCACGGCCCTCTCGTTGCCGTCGCGGTGCTCGATGACCGCGGCGAGGACGAGCCCGCCGACCTGCCAGCCGTCCATCGAGTTGACGACCTTCGAGGGGTACGCCTTCTTGCCGCGCCGCGGCTGGACGACGCTCTCGTCGTCGCCGAACCGCGCCACGTCGACGCCGATCTCGAGAGTGCCCTCGCCCTTCGTCGCCGGCCACCGCTTGCGGGCCGCGCCTGATCGCGTCGAGCCGATCACGCCGTTGGCCTGCTGGCCGGGGAAGTTGCCTTCGACGCGCACGCGGTAGTTCGGGTTGCTCTCCGGATCGGGGCCGTACTTCTGGCGCATCATCGCCAGCCACTCGGGCCCGGCCAGGCCAGGGATCGTCGACGCGCCGTCGGTGACGTTCGGCGACTCGGTGCTCGAGATGTGGTGCGTGTCCCAGAGCCCGGCGTGCCGGTGGAAGGCCTCGAAGAAGAACCCGGTGACGCGCGTCGGGTTGCCGAAGAGGAGCGTCGTCGCGCCGCCGGCGGTGTTGCCCTCGACCGCCTCGTAGATCTCGTCGGGGAAGCCAGAGGCCTCGTCGATGACGAAGAGCAGCTCCTCACCGGAGAAGCCGGCCATCTTCTCGGCATCGTCGGTGGTGAAGCCGAGGACCTCGCGCCCATCGGGGAACTGCAAGCCCGTGCCCGGGTCGAGGAAGAGCGTGCCGCCGATCGGCGTGCGCGCCTCGCGGTAGAGCTTGCGGAGCTCCTTCCAGAGGATGCTCTTGACCTGGCGCTTGCCGCTCGAAGTGAGGATGACGCGACCGCGCTCGCGGGTGGTAACCCACCAGAGCGCGAGGCCGGCGGCGAGCGTCGACTTGCCGACCTTGTGACCTGACCTGCAGGCGACGCGGAGAAACTTCGCGGCTGCACGTGCTACCTCGGCCTGGCGCTTCCAGAGCTCGATGCCGAGGACGTCGCGGAAGAAGCCGACGGGATCGTCGCGGTAGCGTCCGAACCGCAGATGCGTCGCGCGCTTAGTGGACGGGGTCCTCTTCGGGGTCCGTGCTCTCGTCAGTGCCCTCTCGATCCGATTCGCTTGCTGCTCCATCCGCTGGAGTCGGGAGACCGAATCGAGCATCGAGGAACCTCTCCGCTTGGGCGACGTCGGCGAGGATCTTGAGCGAGCCGTTCACGGAGCGCAGCGCCTCGGGGTCCTTCGGATCGGCTTCAGCGCAGGCGCGGTTGATGAAGCCGATGGCGTTCGAGATAGCCGGGGCGAGATCCTTCGCCCAGAGGCGACGGGCTGCCTCCGTTTTTACGCGGACAAGCTCGGCCAGCTTCGGGTCCTCGTCGAGGCGTGCGCGGTACCGCGTGAGGGTTCGTTTCGAGACGCCGTGCCGCTTTCGGGCTGCGTCGTCGCCGAAGATCGCGGCCTCCGCGAGGACTGTCGAGGCGCGTCCGTAGGGGAAGACCGGAGCGGCCATCAGCGCGCTCGCTTCGCCCACGATAAATGTGCCGGAGCGATCCCCCTCCCGTCAATAGGACACGAGCGGACATAGACGGACATGAGCGGACAGGCCCTAGCCGGTCCGGCGCCGAGCGGCCTCGCGGGCCGTCTCGCGCTCGATCCAGGCGGCGAGCTCGGCGCTCGAAGCGACGACGCCGCGACCCTGGTAGCCGACGGGGAGCGGGTCGTCTGCAGCGTCGCGAACTGCTGCGCGCATGGCGGTTTTCGTGCTGCGGCCGATGGCTTCAGCGATGGCCTCCCAACCGTCGAGGTCGTTCTTTCCGATGCGGGGCATGTCCTCCTCCATGGCGCCTGAGACCAGCCCGGCCGCCTGCAGGTGTCGCTTGAAACGTGAAACGCCCTCCCCGACGATGCCGCGCACCTCGCCCTCGTCGAGGCCGAAGGCGTGCGCGATCTCGGAGATCGTGCGGGGCTGACGGGTGACGATGCGGCTCTTCGGTCGGACGTCGCCGGCGTGCTCGAAGCTCGGCGAGTACTCGACGCGTGCGCGCGCCGGGATGTAGACGCGCTCGCCAACGATGACCGAGACGAGGATGGTGCGGCAGGTGTCCTCCGATACGCGGGAGCCGTCTTCGCGGCGGTAGTGCGACTCGAAGGCGTGGCGGTAGGCGAAGGCGACGCCGGCGAGGTGCTCGGAGGCGCGCTGCGCGCGATCGCCGTCCGCGGTCCAGCGCGGCGGCATGCGCGGCATGCGGGGGTCGAGCTCGATGATGGGAAGCGGCTCGCCGACGTCGCGGGCCAGGACGAGCGCACGGAGAGCTGCCTGCCACGTCGGCCAGGCGCGGGGTCGGTCGCGCTCGGGCGGGAGGTCGGCAGCGACGCGGGCACCGACGCGTGGGACGTACGTGGCGGAAGGCGATCTCGCCGGCGGCCGCGACACCGGCTCGCGGAGCTTGGAGCGGCACTCGCGGCACGTGACGCGGTCCTCGTCGCGCACGAAGCGATCGAGGCGGAGGTCGCCGATGGGCAGGCCGCCGGGCGCGGAGTACCCGCCGCAGAGCGCCTCGAGCCGGCCGCTCACGTTCGGGTCCTGCAGGTGCACGCGCCCCTTGCCCATCAACCGTCCTTCGCCGCGAAGAGCGGCTCGACCTGATCGAGCGCGTGGCGGAGCAGCACCGCCGTGATCGCCCGGATGGTGCGCTTGCCGCCGATGCGCTCGCCGAGCGCCGCAAGCCTGGCGTGGACGTCGCGGGGCAGGGCCACGTGCAGGATGGAGCTCGATGCGCCGCCGTGCTCCGAGCCCTCCGGTGGTTCGCGTTGCTCGAGGTCGCTCACGATGCGCCGGCGGAGGTGCGCGCGCTCGCGGTTCTTACGGTTGATGTCGTCGATCCAGGTCACGCGAGCCTCCGCGCCATCCGGATCGGCTCGCACTCGAGGCAGCCCACGATCGCCGCGAGCGCGTCGTAGGGGTGCTCGCGGACCCCGCCCGCGAGACCGGCGAGCAGGCGGTAGTCGTCGAGCACGATCTCGCCGTAGCGTCGATCGAGCGCGCGCTGCACGTCCTCCTTGCTCGCCGCGGCGCTGCCGGTGACGGCCTTCTTCGCCTCCTGCGGCGTGCACTGCAGGATAGGCAGGTCGAGGTGCGCCACGGCGATCGCCGCGACGACGCCCCAGGCGATGCCGACCATCACCTTCGCCTTCGTGCCCGTGCGCGGCATCATCTGCAGCGACTCGGCGCAGATCGCCACGACGTCGTGCTCGTCGTCGGTGACGAGCTGGAGCAGCTCGCCCGCGATCTCACGCGCTCGCTCGATCCGATCGTCGGACTGCCGGACCGCGCGCTTCTTCGGCGTCGGCTTGGTGCGCACGACGCCCATGCCCACGACGCGATCGCCGCCGGCGTCGGCGCCGAGCTCGAGCAGCGACCAGCCGAACGCCGCGAAGCCCGGGTCGAGCCCGAGCACCTGCCGGCGCGTCACGACGCGGCCTCGGAGATGACGAGCAGCCGGCCGCCGTTCGGGCCAGCGCCGAGGTCCTGCACGCTCCAGCCGAGCGCCTCGAGGACGCTGCTCGCCTTGGCGACCTCGACCAGGTGGCGCGCCTCCTGGAGCGGCGCCTTCGCCGGCGTCGGCTTCGTGGGCCGCGCCTTGCCGTTCGACGCGCTCTTCGGCTTCTGCGTGCCCTTCTTGCGCTCGGCTTCGTAGTACTGCTGTTTCTCCTGCGCCGAGTGGTCGCTGCAGATCCGCGAGTCCTTGCGCGGCGCGTCGAACTCCTTCTTGCACATGACGCACGTCTTGGTCTCCATGGTCTCCTCCTCCTCGCGCTCCGGGCGCGGTGAACGAATGGCCGGGGCCGGACGCACCAGCGCGCCCGGTTCCTCCACCCGCCCCGGCCGGGCAGGTCTCTCAGCGCGAGCGGGCCCCGCCCCCGCCGTGGAGTTCGTCGCGCGGAACTGATCGCGCTCGAGCGCGTCCTGCCGCTTGGTGCGCCGCGAGCGCCGGACAAGCAGCTCCGCCGAGCACAGGGCGACCGGTGCCGGCGTGGCCGCGGCGGCGACCTCCCCGTCGCGATGCGCCTGGCCGACGGGGCAGCCGACGCACTTGCTGTTGGTGAGTGCCGCCCGGCTCGCTGCGTCGAGGTGCGCCGCGCCCGCGTTCGCGAGCTGGTGGCGGCGGGCGCACGCCGCGCGCGTGAGCGTCGTCGCGTACGGCTCGCACCGGAACATCGTCCCCGCCGCTTCACCCGCCATGGTGCACCTCGAGCAGACCGCGAGCTCGCCCGGATCGCCGCCGGCCGGACACGCCTCGCCGTGCGGGCAGCGGTGGCCCCAGGCCTCGGCCCACTTCGCCCCGCCGCGGCCGTGGGCGCGGAAGCGATTGGCCCGGCCGCACCACGGGCAGCGGTCGATCGCCAGACGTTGCATCGCCCGCCGCGCCTCCACGCCGCCCCGGAAGCGTTTCCGGTCGGTCACGCAACGATGCCCCCCCCCCCCGCGATCTGGCGCTCGACCTCGATCATCGCGGCGTGGCTCCCCACGCGAAGTCGTTCTGCTCGGGCCCGGGCTTGCCCGCTGCCTCGGCTGCGCGCTTGGCCTGCTCGGCGAGCGCACGCTTCTCGAGGTCGCTCTCCTTCGGCGCACCGTCCTCGAAGTCCTCGCTCCGGATCGGCGCGGCCTCGACGAGCGCGCCGTGTGAGAGCTGCTCCCATTCCCACTCGAGCCCGTTGCCCTTGCCCTTCGTCTTCGTCAGCCGGCCGAGGATGTAGCCGCGGCGCTTGCTGTCGCGGCGGAGCATCGCGATGTGGTCGCTCTTCTGCTCGATGTTGCCGCCCTCCTTCAGGTCGCCGCGATCAGGGCCGCCGCGGCGCGGGCCCTGGCCACGCTTGACCTGCGAGAAAACGACGCCTGCGACCTTGAGCCGCTCGAACGCTCGCCGCAGGCGCGTATAGATCTTCGTGAACGAGGCGTGCGTCGTGTCGGCCTCGATGCCCTCGAGGTTCTGCGCGTAGTCGAGCTCGACCTGGGTGCAGCCGTGGTCGAGCACGAGCGAGCGCATCGTGTCGATCACCCCATCGATGTGCCCGTCGAGGCAGAAGCCGAAGAAGATGCCGAGCTCGTTCGCGCGCGCGATCGCGTGCGCCACCTTCGGGTAGTCGTCGCGGCCGAGCTGGTGCCGCTGGATCGCCACCCCTTCGAGGCCCGACAGCACCGAGGCCAGGCGCACGCCCCAGCGCTTCTCCGGGTCCTCGAGGCTGATGATGCCGGTGCGGTGCCCGTCGCCGGCGCGCTGGAGCGCCATGGTGAGCGCCACCCAGCTCTTGCCGACGTTGGTGTCCGCCCCGACCGTGAGCCAGTCGGCCGGGTCGAGCCCGCCCGTAATCGCGTCGTAGGCGCGGATCCCGCTCGGGAGCCGCACGCTGGCGGTCGCCGAGTCGTCGAAGGCGCGGTACTCGGTCATCGAGTGCTCGACGACGGCGCCGGCCGAGAGGATCTGCCGCTGCCCCGCGAGCCGCGCGCGGTCCGAGACCTCGTTGACGATCTCGAGCGCCGCGCCCACCCGCCGCTCGAGCAGCTCGAGCTTGGCGCGCTCGATCGATTCGAGCATCCGGCGCGCGAGTGCGAGCTCGCGGATGCGCGGCGCCGTCGAGATGGGCATCGGCCCGAACGGCGCCGGCGTCGCTTCGAGCAGGCCCTCGTCGCCGCCGACCTTGGCGAGGAGACGCTCCGCCTCGAGCACCGATCGGAGCGAGGAGGTGTCGATCGGCAGGCCCTTCTCCCAGAGGGCTTGCATCGTCCGCGCGATGTAGACGTGGCGCTGGAGGTGGAAGTCCTCGGCCGGGACGGGGTAGGCGCTGAAGAGCGCGTTGTCGACGAGGATCCACGCGAAGTAGGCCCGTTCGGCGTCGACGTCGTGAAGCGCGCGCGCCATCAGCCGCCCTCCATGATTCGGCGGTTCCACGCCTCGAGCCGCCTGCGCCGGTCGGCAGTGCTCTCGCCGTCGATCTCGGGGAAGACCGGATTGCCGTGCTCGTCGATGTCGCCCTCGACGCCGCCGCCGACGTCGGCGAGCTGGGCGGCGACCCACTCGGCCCACCAGGCCGCCTTGATGCCGCGCTTCCTCGCGCGCGCCTCGCGGACGTAGGTGTCGGCGAGCTCGCGCAGGAGCTGCTCGACGCGCCGGCCCGTGCGCTTGGCGGCGTCCTCGGCGGCTCGCTCGATGTCGCCGAAGGCCGCGACGACGGCCCCGACCTGCATCGCACGGATGTCCGAGACGCGCTCGAGCGCAGCGATGAGGGCCCCACGGGCGAGCTCACCCGGTGCTCGGATGGGCACGGCGCCTGTCCGCGGACTTTCCTCGGACGAGCGCGTGTCCGCGGACGCCACCACTACCTCTCCTGTCTTGAGAGATCCGGAGCCAGAGAGATCTTCTCTTTCTGAAAGGGGGGTGTGGGGGGGCCTTGTCCGCGGACGTGTCCGCGGAATGTCCTCGGACTTGTCCGCGGACAAAGGTGGTCCGGATGGTGGTCTTGGCGGTGGCCTGTCCGCGGACGTGTCCGCGGAATGTCCTCGGACACGCGTCTTGCGCTCTGCGTCCGCTGCCCGTCGCGAGGCGAGGAGGGCCGCGTCAGCGGCGAGCTCGCGTACGAGGGGGACGTAGATCGCACCGTCCGTGCGCTCGAGGTGCTTCAGGAGGGCCGCGATGGCGATCTCGCGGCTCATGGCGTCCGCTCCAGTGCCGAGGCGCACGCGCGCGCCCAGGCGTCGCGCTGGGCCGTCAGGGCGTCGGCCTCGGCGTGACGCTGCTGGCCCCGCAGGACGAGGATCAGCGCCGCCATCGCCTCGAGGGAGGCCGTGGCGGCCTTGCCGACCGCGCGCTGCTCGGCGCCGACGGGGCGCAGGTGCGCCGGCCTCGTCATCATCGGAGCGCCTCCCGGCCGGCGTCGGTGATGACGAAGTACCGGCGCGCGGGGAACGCCACCGATTCGCCCTCGAAGGCGCAGAGGCCCTCGCGCTCGAGCTCGCGGAGCAGCAGGTAGGCGCGCGAGATATTCCCGGGCCGCGGCTGCCCGAGGCCGTCGCAGATCGACGCCGAGTACTGCGGCCCCTGCGCGAGCAGCTCGAGCACGGCGCGGCGCAGGGCCGCCCTCTCGGCGATCAGCTCGGCGTGGACTTGCTCCACCGTCTTCACGCCGCTCGCCTCCCGCGGCGCGACGCCCAGACGCCGTAGCCACCACCGCACCCCGTGATGCGGAGCGTCAGCACGCGCTCCGCCCAGAGCCGCTCGCACTCGTCGACGAAGCGGTAGTGGTGCTCGCCCTGGTAGACGAGGAGCTGCGCGTACTGGTTGCCGCGGAGGATCCTGCCCCGGTCGATGAAGTTGATCCGCGGCGGGTACCCCACGGCCGCGGCGTGGCGGAGCACGTCGCGGTACCAGGCGGTGCTCGTGTCGCAGTGGAGCAGGCCCAGGTGCTCGACGCCGCGCTCGGCCTCGCGGCGGGCCTTGTCCCACCAGCGCGCGATCTGGCCGCCGCTATACGGGCAGTTCCAGTAGACGAGGCCCCCGCGCGCGAGCCGCCTCCAATCCGCCTCGAGGCCGCCGCGGCGGAGCTCGACCTCGGCGCCGACGATTGACCAGCGGTTGCTACAAGGGTCGAGCGCGATGCGACCGCGGCCGACGTTGCGGACGAGCTGGACGACGTCGGGCGGCGTGCAGAGGTGGTCGCCGCGCCGGTCCTGCTTCGGTTTCGTGTAGAGCGGTCCGCTCACGGCTCAATCGGCCTCGGAGGCGGTACCGGTCCGAGCCACCGGCACACGTCGAGCACCACGAAGCGCCGCCGGCGACGAGGCAGCGACTCGCTCCGGCCGGCGTGCGCCCAGGCCGTCTTCGAGCGCCGCGTTCGCCGGTTCGGAGGTTGGCGCTCGCCGTTGCGCCCGCACTTCGGACACGGCTCGACGATGTGCCCCCCCCCACGTACCGCCGCGCCCGCGGGGAGCGCGGTGAAGTCGACGACGAGCTCGACGCCCTCGATGCGATACCAGTTGCTCATCGCGTCGCCTTCGGGTCTCGGGTCTCGAGTCGAATGAGCCGGCCGGGCGCTCGCTGCGCCGCGCGGCCGAGCTCACGGATCGCCGAGGCCGCCCGGATGACGTCCTCGGCCTCGCGCTCGAGGAGCGCCCCCTCCGAGGCGTCGACACGGCCGTCCGCGATCGCGAGCGCGTGGGCCGCGAGCAGCTCCCCGCTCTCGCGCACGGCCCATGCGTGCTGGTGGTACGCGTCGCCGGCGTCGACCTCCGCGGGCTGATCCGCGAGCACGCACCCGAGCGACTCGGCGAGCAGCTCGGTGAGCGCGCGGCGCACCGCCGGCGGGAGCGCGAGGACGTCGGCGAGCGCGATCGAGCGCTCGGAGTCCGGATCGAGCCAGGCGCGGAAGCGCGTCTCGCTCGTGCCGATGGTTGCGGCGACGAGCGCCTGGACGGCCTCGGCCCGATCGAGCGCCTTCGAGAGCGTCCGGGCGATGAGCCTCCGGCGCTCGATCCGATCGATGCTCGGGGGTGCAGGGCGGAGCTCGGTCACGATTCACCTCCTGCGCTCGCGGCCGTGCCGGTAGCCTCGGTCACATGGCGGCGTGCCTCGACTGCGGCGAGCGAGTGCATCTCGGCGAGCGGTGCTTCGCCTGCGGCGGCCGGCGCGTGCTCCGCGTCCGGCTCGACCTGGTCGACGCCGGCGGCGAGCTCACGCTCCGCACGGAGGTCCTCGGCCACGATGAGCGCGAGAGCGGCGCCGCGTACGCCGCCGAGCTGCTCGATCTCGAGCAAGGCGAGGACGGCTGACTCGATGGGCCCTGGCACGTCAGGTCCTGCCGATCTGCGGCGCGTGGCCGAAGAGGCGACCGCTGAACGAGGGGCCGACGTAGAGGAGATTCCAGGGGAGCTGGCGCGCGAAGGGCTCGCCGAAGACCTGGACGACGATGGTGCCGTCCTCGAGCGGGCGGCTCATCACGCACGCGGTGAGCCAGCAGCGATCGTCGCCGCGCTCGAGCGCCACGCCGACCCGCTGCCCGGGCTCGAAGACCGGAGGCCCCCCCACGGATCAGCCCGTTCCCGTGCGCTTGCGCCGCGGCGGCTCGCAGAGCTCCTCGATGGAGACCTCGCCGCCGGTCGCCTCGGAGATCCGCTTCGCCGTCTGGTACTCGGCGATCGGCTTGCCGTTGATGTGGGTGTGGAAGGTGGAAGCGGCGCAACCGGTCTCGCGTACCAGCCGCGAGATGGCACCGCGTCCCTCTCTCTCGATCCAATCCGCGAGACGCATGCCGGTCAGTATCGTGTACAGACTATAGTCTGTCAACATGGTAGCGCGTGCACGATGGCGGACGCGCTGTATTGCGAGGAATAGATGCCGTTGGCGATGCTCGCAGCCGTGTCAGATCACGTCGAACCCAAGCGCGAGCTTCCGCCGCTGCGCGGCACCACCTTCGCGGAGCGGCTCCTGGAGGCCATCGCGAACGCCGGTCTCGAGAACCCGCACCAGCTCGCGTTGAAGGCCGGGATCGCCTACGACGCCGTCCACGATTGGGTGAAGGGAAAGGTCACGGAGCCGCGGCTGCCGAGCCTCAAGAAGGTCGCGGAGGTTACCGGGTACTCCGTTCCGGACCTCCTCGGAGGCGCTCCCCGCACGAAGGTCGAGCGCGATGCCGAGCCGGACGAGCCGCCCTATCCCGCTTGGAGGGAGTTTCTGCGGAACCACCGCAAGGACCTCTCCGACGACGAGCGGGCCGAGCTCGCCGATCACCGTCGACGACGCGGGGCGCCATCGGTGCAGTACTACGAGTCCCAGCTTCGGCTACTGAGGCTAGGGTTCACGCTCGCGGAGCGCGAGGAGGGTGGGACCGAAACCGATGCCGGTCGCGCCGAGCTCGACGAGGGTGGCGGGCGGGTTGTCGATCGGAAGGCTGCGCAGAAGCGTCGCAGGAAGGGGGGTTGATCTCCGGAGCGGCCTGGGGATCGATCGGCGCTCCTCGTGGACGCCGAATGGTGGGAGACGCTCGAGGGAATCGCTCGATGGTTCCTCGAGGAGGCATGCCTCACAGAGCCGCCGGTGCGGCCGCGCGCGCTCACCGTCGCATGGGGCCGGCGGTTGATGCCCGCCCGCGCTCGCGTTCACCTCGCGTCGACTGACGAGATCGTCTTCTACGATCCGGCCGCCCCTCCTCACCGCCGCGCCGGCGACACCTTCCACGAGCTCGGCCACATCGCGATGCGCGAAGCCGGTTTCAATGCCGGCGCCGACGAGGAACGCTTCGCCGGCTATCTCGCCGGCGCGCTGGCCTGTCCGCGCCGAGCCTTCATCGGCGATCTGAAGCGTGTGCGGTGGGACCTGCAGCAGCTCGTCGAGCGGTACGAGGTGTCGTGGGAGATCATCGCGCGTCGCGTGGCGGACGTGCGTAGCGCCGCCGTCACCGTCGTCGACAACCTCGACGAGGTGAAGCGGTTCGTGTCCCCGTGGATCCATGGCCGCGTCGCACGAGAGGTAACGCCGTTCGAGCTGGAGCTCGCGCGAGCGACCGCGATGAACAACGGCCACCTCTACGAATCGAATCTGATGACGGGGTACGCGATCCCGCAGAGCGACACGCCGTGGATGCGCGTCATCACCGTCTGCGGGGTCGAGGAGCTCGAGGCGCGGATGCTCAAGCGCGCCGCGCCACCGCTGCAGGCCGGGCTTCGTCTCGTCGTCAACGACGACGACTAGCTCGCCCAGACGTGCATCACGGCGACGGTCAGCGCCGCGATCGCGCCGAGGGCCCACCACACGAGGTTTCCCCATCCCATGCGGGCGAGTTCTACGCGTCCGTCGCACCCAACGAAACATGGTTGACAGACTATAGTGTGTGAGCCATAGTCCGTGCATGGAGGTCGCGATGGACACGGGCAGACGGAGCGTGCGGAGGCAACTGGAGGACCTGCAGGAGGAGCACGAGGACCTCGTCTCCGGTCTCGAGGTCCTCATCCGCCGGTGGATCGAGTTCGCCAAGAGCGACTACGAGCGGTGCGAGAAGCATCGCCGCGCCTACCTCCTCGGCGGCTCGCAGTACGAGCGGGCCGACGCGCTCCAGTACGACGCCCAGGCGGAGGAGCACCTCGAGCACGCCCACCAGCTCGCCGAACAGGCGCACCTCCTCGACCGCTTCGAGCAGCTCTGCTTCTTCGCCGCGTGGAGGGTGGAGCGGTGGCGGCTCTGGGACGCGAAGTGGCAGCGCGAGAAGGCGGTCCACGCGATCGGCGTCTTCGCGTACAGCCTCGGTCGGATCGCGGCGGCAGCCGCGGCGAAGGAGGCGGCGTGAAGTACGCCTCGCCGCAGGCCGTGCGTGGCCGCTGCCTGATGCACGTCCACCCGCCGGGCGGTCCGCACGAGCGCGGCTGCGCGCGTCCCGTCGGCCACGCGGGCCCCTGCCGCGGCTACCCGCCGCCGCTCGCCGGCTGCTGCAACGCACTGCCGATCTTTGCCGGGATGGGCGGGCACTGCACGCTCCCCGAGGACCACGACGGCCCGCACGCCTTCGCCGGAGGCCTGCCGTGAGCGACCCGCTCTACCCGCCCGACTACGGTGACCTGTACGACGTCGCCGAGGGCACCGGCGCCGTCGAGCGCGTCTACCCGTCGCTCCCGAGCTGCCCGGGCGCCGCGGCCGCGCGCGAGGCCGACCGCCGGTACGCCGAGGCCGAGTACCACGATCGCGAGGCGCCGACGCCGCCCCGCTGCGTCGACCCGGCCGCCGTCTGGGACTACTCGCGCCGCGACCCGCGCTGCGCGACGGCCCCGTGCCCCACCTGCCTCCGAGAGCGCCGCGAGGCCGCGCTCCGCGATCCGCGCGTCATCGCCTACGCGCGCGAGCTCGGCTGCTCGGTGCGCCTGCTCGACGACGCCTCCATCGCCACCGCCCTCAGCAAGGAGATCGACCATGCCGCCGAGTGAGCAGCGCCCGCACGAGACCCTCAGGGAGTGGCGCACCCGCACCTTCGAGGCGCCCGTCCAGATCGCCGCCGCGGCGGTCGAGCAGGCCAAGCGCGAGGCGGAGACCGAGGAGACGCGCATCGTCCGCGGCGGCGCGTTCGTCTCGCTGCTGCTCGTCGCCGCGCACCTCTCGCGCACGGCCAGCAAGCTCGCGACGGCGCCCGTCGCGGTGACGGTCCACAGCCTCGACGTCGCGCAGGCGGCGCTCCGGGACATCCGCGACGCGCTCGTCGCCGCCCAGATCGGAGGCGAGTGATGGAGCGTCTCGTATTCAAGGTCGAGCTGCTCGTCGAGCTCGACGTCCCCAAGGCCGCTCGGATGGTCTCCGGTTCGGAAGTCGTCGAGGCCGTCGAGGCCATCATCGACGACGCCGGGGCCGAAGCCACGAAGGGCCGCCTGCCGAAGGGTGTCGTGTGGCAGGGCATCCACGGCGTCTCCGCGCGCGAGGTGCGGTGATGCGCTGGCGTCGTGAGCAGACCGAAGAGCACGGCCGCGTGTGGCTCGACCACGTCTGCGGCGAGTACCGCATCGCCGAGGGCATGAACGAGGACCATCGCCGGCATGGCTTCCGGTGGTGCCTCCTCCGCGGCACGGAGGAGCTCGGCTTCTACCGCACCGTCGGCGCGGCGAAGGCCGACGCCGCGATCGACTCGAAGGCGGTGGCGTGATGGGCCTCCCCCTCTACGAGCTCGCCGCCGAGTACCGCGCCCTCCTCGACGAGCTCGTCGACCCGGAGACGGGCGAGGTCGCCGAGAGGCCGGACGCGCTCGCGAAGCTCGACCAGCTCGGCGACGCCCTGGCCGTCAAGGTCGACCGCGTCGCGATGATGGTCCGGACGCTCGACGCCGAGGCCGACTCGCTCCACCTCGAGGCCGGCCGGCTCAAGCTCCGCGAGCAGGCGCGCCGCAACGCCGTCGAGCGCCTCAAGGCCTACCTGCTCCGCTGCCTCGACACGGCGGCGACCACCAAGCTCAAGACGCCGCTCTTCTCGGTCGGCATCCAGGCCAACCCCGCGCGGCTCGTGATCACCGACGAGGCCGCGCTCCCGCGGGAGATGACGATCGTCGAGGTGAAGCCGGACACCGCGGCGATCAAGTCCGCGCTCAAGGCCGGCAAGCAGGTCCCCGGCGCCGAGCTCGACGAGAGCGGCCGCCACATCCGCATCCGCTGAGGAGGAGATCACCATGTCTCGGTTCAAGAAGGCGACGTTGTCGCAGGCGAAGGCGCGCGTGGCCCTGACCGGCCCGTCGGGCGCCGGCAAGACCTGGAGTGCGATCAAGCTCGCGCGCGCGCTGGTCGGCGAGAAGGGCCGCATTGCGGTGATCGACACCGAGCACGGCAGCGCCTCGAAGTACGCCCGGCTCACCGACTTCGACGTCCTCGAGCTCCACACGTTCGCGCCGGCCGAGTACATCAGCGCGCTCGAGGATGCGGCGAAGGAGGGCTTCGACGCGATCGTCGTCGACAGCCTGTCGCACGCATGGATGGGCCCGGGCGGCGTCATGGAGATCGTCGACAACGCCGCCTCGCGCAGCAAGGGCAACAAGTTCGCCGGCTGGAAGGAGGGCACGCCGGCGCACAACGCGCTGATCCAGGCGATCCAGCGCTCGCCCGCGCACGTGATCGCCACGATGCGGAGCAAGACCGAGTACCTCCTCGAGGAGGAGAACGGCAAGACCAAGCCGAAGAAGATCGGCATGGCGCCGGTGCAGCGCGAGGGCATGGAGTACGAGTACGACGTCGCGCTCGACCTCGACCTCGACCACCTCCTGATGGTCACCAAGACGCGGTGCGAGGCCCTCGATCGCTGGGTCCTCCGGCCGCCGCACAACGTCGAGAAGCTCGGCGAGATCCTCCGGGCGTGGCTCTCGGACGGCGCGCCCGCGGACCCGAAAGCGACGCTCGGGAGCGAGGCGCGCGTGCTCGTGGGGCTGCTCGAGGCGATCGTCGCGGCCGAGCCGCTCGCCGGCGCGATCGCGTCGGCGAAGAAGGACTGGAAGAAGATGTCGAAGGCCGACCAGGCCGCCGTCACCGCGGCCGTCGAGGCCGCGAAGGTGCGCGTCGGCGAGGCCGAGCGTGCCGCCGCCGAGAAGGCGCAGGCCGAGGCCGCGGCGAAGGCCTCCGAGCAGCCGCCCGCGCCCGCACCGGCCGATGAGCTCGAGCCCGGTGGCCACGACGAAGCAGATCCGGCGGACGTCGCCGGCGACGAGCAACCCACGCTGTTCACCTGAGGAGGGACCGTGATCCAGGACATCCCGATCGAAAAGTGCGAGGTCGACTCGCAGAACCCCCGCGAGACCTTCGACGAGGACGAGCTCGACGCGCTCGGCGCGGCCATGCAGGCCTACGGCCAGCTCACGCCCTGCATCGGGCGCAAGCTCGCCAGCGGCCGCATCGGGCTCTTCGTCGGCCAGCGCCGGCTCCGCGCCGCCGAGCGCATCGGCTTGCCGATGCTCCGCGTGGACGTCATCGACGTCCCCGACGAGGCCGGCGCGCTCGAGCGGGCGCTCGTCGAGCAGACGCAGCGCGAGGACCTCCACCCGCTCGAGGAGGCGGCCGCCTACGAGACGCTCCTCGGCAGCCCCGACCTCGCCGAGGCCGGCGCCGTCGCGAAGCTCGCCGACCGCTTCGGCAAGTCGCCCGGATACATCCGGGGCCGCCTGCAGCTCCTCAAGCTGTCGCCGAAGGCGCGGAAGGCGTTCGGCGCCGGCGAGATCGACCTCACGCGCGCGTTCGCGCTCGCGCGCATCCCGAGCACCAAGGTGCAGGAGCAGGTCCTCGGCAAGGCCCTCGACGAGAAGGCCTGGGACACGGACGAGCCCGCGACGGCCCGCCAGCTCCTGCGCGTCATCCAGGAGGAGCACCAGCACGATCTCGGCAAGGCTCCGTTCGACACGGCCGACACGACGCTCGTTCCGGCGGCCGGCAACGGCGGGTCCTGCCTCGGGTGCCCCGACAACACCGCGACGCGGCCGGAGCTCTTCGACGACGTGAAGGCAGGCCCGCTCGGCGTCTGCACCAACGGCGCCTGCTACCGCTCGAAAGTCGACGCGAACTACGGCCGCGAGGCGAAGACGGCGAAGGAGAGCGGCGAGTTCGCCAAGGTCCTCGACCCGGGTCAGAGCGCGAAGGTCTTCCAGGTCTACAACACGGGCCGGTTTGGCTTGCGCCACGATGCCGGCTACGTCGACCTCGACGAGAAGCACTACAGCTACCAGACCGGCCGCGAGCAGAAGTGGTCGACCGTCGTCGCCGAGGACATCAAGAAGGGCGCCGTCAAGCCGGTGCTCGCTCAGCGGCCCGACGGGACGACGGCGACGCTCCTGCCGTCCAAGGCGGCGCACGCGATCGCCGACCGCGTGGAGAAGGTGGGCAAGCACTCGCCGGCGATGTCCCCCGCGGAGAAGAAGAAGCGGCAAGAGGAGAAGCGCGAGAACGATCTGCTCCGCTCGGTCGCCGGCGCCGCCGTGCGCGAGTGCGTGAAGGCCGCCGCCAGCAAGGGCGAGGCGGCGATCCTGCAGATCGCGATCACGCAGGCGCACCTCTACGACCTCGACGAGGACCTCGCCGGCATCATCGGCGTGAAGGACGGCAACGAACTGCAGGACAAGGCGGCGAAGCTCACCGTCGCGCAGCTCCGCCAGGGCATCGTGGCGAGCGCGCTGCAGGGGAGCGACATGCTCACCGGCGGGGAGATCCGCGGCGAGCTCAAGGCGACGTGCAAGCTCCTCGGCGTCGACCTGAAGAAGGTGGAGAAGGACGTGCGCCGGGCCGCCGACCTCGCGGCCGTGGGCGCGAGCGCGGATCCGGAGGCGACCGCCGCGGCCGCCGCGAAGGCGAAGGCCAAGCCGAAGAAGAAGGGCAAGCGCTGATGGGCCTCGTCGCCATCCCCGGCACGTGCTCCCGGTGCGGCTGCACCGAGGACAACGCGTGCGTCGACGACGACGGAGAGCCGTGCGCGTGGGCGGACGCGGAGCGCACGCTCTGCACCGTCTGCGAGGCCGACGAGACGCGGTGCCCCGTGCGGTGCGCGGGCTACCGCTGCGTCCTTTCGCGCGACCACGAGGACGACGTCCACATCGACGGCTTCGGGTCGGAGTGGGACGGCAACGGCGATCTGGTGCACACGTGAGCGCCTGTCGCTCGTGCGGCGCCCGCGTGCGCTGGGTCAAGACCGTCAACGGCAAGCCGATGCCGCTCGACCCGCAGCCGAGCGCGCGCGGCAACATCATCGTCGTCGACGGGATCGCGAAGTACGTCCCCGTCGACGACAACGCGACCTTCGGGACGCGGTTCGTCTCGCACTTCGCGACGTGCCCGAACGCCAAGAGCCACCGGAAGACGTCGTGAAGACCCACATCCCCGGCGTCGACGCGTACCCGCTGCAGTGGCCCGACGGCTGGCCGCGCTCGAAGAGCCGCCTCGAGGCGCCGTACAAGGTCGACTTCGGCCAGGCGCGCGACGAGCTGCTCCGCAGCGTCCGGCTCCTCGGCGCGCGCGAGGTCGTGATCAGCTCGAACATCCCGGTCCGCACGGACGGGCTCCCCTACGCCAACGTCGCCAACCCGACTGATCCCGGCATCGCCGTCTACTGGACCACTGGCAAGAGCGAGCCGAAGGTGATGGCCTGCGACTGCTGGCGCCGCGTCCGAGAGAACATCCGCGCCGTGGGCCTCGCTGTCGAGGGCCTGCGCGCGATCGAGCGTTCGGGCGCGACGCAGATCCTCGAGCGCGCGTACATGGGCTTCGCCGCACTGCCCGCCGTGACCGGCCAGGCGAAGGTGCGGATCTGGCGGGACGTGCTCGGCCTGGCCGGCGAGTTCACGCGCGAGGTCCTCGAGTTGCGTTTCCGCGAGCTCGCCCGGTCAGCGCATCCCGACGTCGCCGGCGGCTCGCACGAGGCGATGACCGAGCTCACCCGCGCCCGCACCGAGGCGCTCGCGTACCTGGAGGCGACCCGTGGCTGACGTCGACTTCGCGGCGCGCGCGGCCGCGCTCAACGGGTGCGGCGACCAGTGCGGAGATCGGCTCTGCCGCGACGCTCGGGTCCGGCTCGAAAACGCCCTCCGCGGCATGTACGCCGCCGGCCTCGACGCCGCTGCCGACGTCGCGCTGCAGAAGCGGGAGGAGTCGACCGGCAAGCCGGGGTGGGCGGCGTGGGACACCGCCGACGAGATCGCGCTGGCGGCGCGGCTGAAGGCCGACGAGGTTCGCCGTGGCTGAGGTGCTCGTCTCCGGCATCCGCGCCGAGCAGCGCGGCGACGGCTGGCACCTCGTGGCCGTCTGCGACAACGAGCAGTACTCGTACGGGCCGATGCCGGAGGCCGAGGTGCGGCGCTTCGGTCGGCAGATCACGCAGCTCACGACCGACTTCGCCGAGGAGATGGAGCGCCACGGCGCGCCCAAGTCCCAGCACTTCGGCGCGGCGCTGCGCGTCGTCCTCGAGGAGATCGGCGTACCGATTCGTCCGCCGCCCCCGCCCTCGCGGCCGTTCTACGAGACCGCGCGCCGGCTGTGGAACGAGTTCGAGGCCAGTGACGCGAAGGCCGGCGTCGGGAAGGTCGAGTCGTGATCTTCCTCGACCTCGAAACGTCCGGGCTCGACCCGGCGCGCCACCGGATCCTCGAGTGCGCCGTGCTCATCACCGACGACAGGTTCAACCCGGTGAGCGCGCGGGTATGGGTCGGAGAGACGCTGCGCCCGGACGAGTGCACGCCGGAGGTCTACGCGATGCACGTGGCGAGCGGACTCGTCGCTGCCGCCGACGCATGGGGAGGCGGCGACTCCCTCGACGGGGTCCTCGCCCGCACGCTTCCGGCCGTCTCGAGAATCGCCGGCTTCTCGCCACACTTCGATCTCTGGTTCCTGCGCACGCGTTGTCCGCTCATCGCGGATCGACTCCACCACCGCGTCTACGACTGCTCGACGTTGCGCGACCTCTGCGGCGACTACGGCCAGCCGCTCATGGACGGCGCGGCCGAGCCCGCGCACCGGGCGCTCGCCGACTGCTTCGCGGCGCTGCAGGTGATGCGGCGGTTCCGAGCACTGATCAGCGCGGCGACGTCGCCGCAGAAGGAGATCTCACATGGCGAAGGGTAAGAAGGACGAGGGGCGCTACGAGGCGAAGGACGGCGAGATCGGGGTGCTGGTCACCACCGAGCGCCGGGGGATCTTCTTCGGGTACGCGACGGCGGCGGACATCGCGCGCGTGCCCGACACGAAGACGCTCGCGGTGAAGTCCTGCCGCAACGCCTGGCAGTGGAAGACGGCCCAGGGGTTCCTCGGGCTCGCGAGCATCGGCCCGCAGGAGGGCTCGAAGATCGGGGCGCGCGCGCCCGAGTCGACGCTCACGCAGATCACGAGCGTGAGCCGCTGCACGCCCGAGGCGATCGAGGCGTGGGAGTCGGCGCAGTGGGCGCGGTAGAGGTCCTCGTAGGAGCCGTGCCGAGCTGGGCGCACGCCCAGAACGGCGACGGCGACGGCGACGGCTACGGCGACGGCGACGGCGACGGCTACGGCGACGGCTACGGCGACGGCGACGGCTACGGCTACGGCGACGGCGACGGCGACGGCGACGGCGACGGCTACGGCTACGGCTACGGCTACGGCGACGGCGACGGCGACGGCTACGGCTACCGCGACGGCG